ACAGCGCGTTGTGCTACTGTATATGCGTTCTCGTTACCGTCAAAGCTACCTTTACCTTGTTGTTTAGCCCACTTGTCTAAGTCTCTACGTACTTGCATAAGCTGTGCAGGAGAACCATCAGACTTGGCTAACAGTTGTTGTGCTTTATTAAATATTTTTTTAGCTACTGCTGAGGCATCACCAACAAGCACAGGGTTAGTTTCCTGTAGGTCGTCTACAATCCCTTCTAACTCAGTGTTTAATTCTTTCTTATTTAACTTGACTTTAGATTTACCTAGCTGTTTGACCAAAGAGTTGTGGACTTTGTTTATCTCAGTATCCAGTATAACTCTGTTGCCTACCAAACTATTATCAGCACTGACAGGTACACGTTTTAATACGTTTACCATTTCTTGTTCTTCATCAGTAGGGTTGTAAACATTACGACCTTTAGCGTTCTGAGTCATGCGTTTAGCACGGGCTTCATCATTAGCTTTAGTAGATATAGGAGTAATTAAACTTTGTAAGTAATCTTTACGCTGTCCAGTTTCTAACTCTCTAGCTTTGTCAAGCTGTTTGTCAGCCTGTGTACGAAACATGGTTTTATCTGGAATAGGTTTACGCTTGAACGGGGGAGCGAATATTTCAGCTACGTTGACAATACTTTCCACACCCATAGCATCATTAGGGTTTTCTGACTTCCACTGTAGATAGGACTGGTAGCCTTCGCCAATTGCTTCTAGCGCATTTTGGACAGTAGGTATTTCACCTAGTTTTTTAACTGAGTCAGTAACACCATCAACAACTTTTTTTTCTACACTGTCAGGTATAAACTTGCTGACTTCTCTAGCCGCAAGACTTATACCTGTCCCTACCAAGTCAAGACCAGTACCTAGCCTACCTCTACCACTTAACGCACCGTAAATACCACGTTCTCTGTTGGACAACGTACCTGCTTCTTCTTTTTGTCTCAACTCTTCTAAAAACACAGGTAAGTCATCTATTGTTTTACCTGCGTCCGCTAGTACTTTTCTGTAAGACTCTTCGGAAACAAACTCTTCGGGCTGATATCCTTGAGACTTATCAAACTCCTCAAGCATACCAGTGATTTCATCAACCGCCTGACTTGCTTTTGTAATATCCTCTGGTGAAGCATCAGGCATTTGTGCCGCTTGGTCAGCCATTTCTAAAGCGTCAAGCAATTCATCTTTTGTATAATTTTGAATTTGCATTATAACTTCCTATTGAGGTGCTTGTTGAGTTCTTCTGTCTCTTGCTTGCTCCAGATAAGTCTGAGCCGCTTGTGTCGGTACATAACCTGTTACTGAAGGCTCTGGCATAGGCACGAAGAATGTATCCAATAGAGCAGAGTCTTGGTCTTCACCAACATACTGCTTCATTACTTCTAAGCGTGAGTTACTTGTAGCAATAGCATTCCTAGCGGCTTGTTCTTCAATACGCATAATACGCGCTAAAGTTTCTTTATTAAGCGTAATTTGTTGACCCGCTACTTCCTTCATAAACGCCACATCTTTATCCGAAATACCAGTACCCGCACCAACGTCTCCTGAGCCTAACAACGCAAGGACTTGCTTGCCTCGTTCAGCCATAAATGTTTGAGTAGCTACTAACGTATCTGTAACGCCCTGCGGTACAATACCTAACTGAGTACCAATACTAGCCATACCTGCTAAGAAGTTAGCACCTGCTCCAGTAATAATACCTTCCTCCATTAACGAACGAGAGTTAGCATTAATTTCTAATACTTTCTGAGCAGTCAGTGCTTTTTCATTGGCAACAAAGAAGTTATCTGTAGCCTTGTCTTTTAGTTTGCTAGATATTCTATCAGCATCAGTAATTGCTTTAGTCAACTGTGCGGCTTGTGTTAAACCTAACTCAGAAGGCATAACCCACTTTTCTGTATCTTTGTTATATACTCTACCTGACTCATTTACACGGAAGGGTCTTGCGCTCCCATCAGAATCTGTATAGACTTTAAGTGTTGCTTTTTCACCTGAGAGTACTTTCATAAACTCTTCGTTGGTTAAGGAATCATACTCACCTTTCCCTATAGCTTTAAGCACAGGCGCGCCTACGTTACGATTATTAGCTATTGCTACCTTACCCTTACGTCCTTGAGTTTTAAGCACGTCTGCCTCTTGAGCCTTACGTATCTGTTCAAGGGCTTCCGACATACTACCGTTGTTTTGAAGTAAATTAACAGTCAAGTCCAATCCCAAACTTTTAGCATTTTCAATTAATGTCTCTCTTCTAGTATCTTGTGCTAGTCTTTCTTGTCTTTTCTTCTCACCCATCGCCTCTATAAACTGCTCCTGTCCTGTAGGCTGACCACCACTAAACATACCGCCTAAGGCACTACCCATGCGCTGTTGATTTCTCAAAGCCCTTTGCTGTATTCTTTCTCTAGCTGACATACTCCCAAGAGGGTCAATACCGCCGCTAGGGATGCCTGTTAATAATCCTGCTATATCTCTATTAGCCATTAGTATTTACCTCTATGCGTAGTTTCCATAATTGGGTTGGTTAATTGCAGTAGCCGCGTCTTGTACTGACTAGTCATCTCCATCTCCTCCTAACCAAGTAGGCAAGTACTTATCGCCCCAATCTTTAATCCAACTTGGAGTAGGTGCATCACCGAAGCCTAAATCCCCTGCAACACCACCAGTACCTGCTGTTAAATCAATTCCGTACGCCTTAGCCATAATTTGGTCTTGTATTGAGTAATTAGGTTGGTTGCCAAACATCGTATTAAGTAAAGCATCACGTTTACCTAATTCAAGGTCTGCTGACATTTCTGCACCTTGCATTATGGATTCAACACCTGCTTTACCTAAGGTGCTAAACAACGTAGCGCCTTCTTGTCTACCTGACTGCGCTAGTTTAGAAGCATCAATACCATAACCAAGAGCCGCTAGTGCTTGTTCTTGAGGCTTGTAGCCTTGAGTCATCATACCAGTAGCCGCCTCAAGTGCTTGCTTCTGTTCAGCCATTGCTTGTGTCCTAGCCCCTAAGTTTGCTCTACTCCTAGCTTCCTGTATAGCAGTCTGCTGTGCTAACATCTCTGGAGTAGCGCCACCATACGCATCAGAACTTAACCCTAAGCGTCCCTGAGACAACATACGTTCCTCTAAGGCTAAAGCCTGACGCTGTTCCTCAGGACGCTGAGTTGCTCTAATCTGCTCATATAGATTAGCCTGAGCTACACTAGGGTCTACCCCCACCTGACCAAACAAACCACTCGCTCCAGTCATCAGCTGTGACTGTAGTGCTTGTTGTTCGGGAGACAGCGTTAAATTAAAGCCACCTTGAGCGTCTGTAGTTGCACCGCCTAATCCTGTAGTAACAGTAAAAGGCTGAAACCGAGACTTTTCCATCACATCTCCGCCAAGAGCATACAGTTTATCTGCGCCTTCTTGTCCTAACCTGACTTGTTCTTTAGCGGCTTCATCTTGATTATAATAACTTGCGCCTGCTTCTAATACATCCATCCAACCCATTTCATATTCTCCTATTTAGCTTCCCAACCAGTGTTTAGATTAGTTGAAGTTTCTTTAATATATAAAGTAGTTCCCACACCACCGTCTGTTCTTAAATACAAACTACCGTGAGGAGCGCTAAAAACACCTTCGGGAGAGCCTGTGCCTGAGAATATTTGTACATACTTGCTATCTGTATCTTCATTGTACACAGTAACTCTGCTACTTGGGTTTTGAGTGTGTAACACACCAGAGCCTACTTGTAAAGTTTTTCTATTATTTTCAGAAAATTCAATAGCATTTGCTTTGTTCCGTATTTTAGCAGAATTAGTACTATTTCCAGAGCCACTACTTAAAAACTGAAGTTCAGCACCCGTACCTGTACCAGAGCTTTCATTCTCTAAGGTCATTATTGGTATCTGAGTGCCACCTGTGTTTTGTGTAACGTGTAGTCTAGTAGCAGGAAAAAGCTCACCAACACCCATGTTACCGTCTTCTGCCCCTACTACAACATGCGGATTAGGGTAGCCTTCTTTTCCTATTTTTACATAATGACCTGTACCTGCATTCAAAGACAAAGAACCGCTAGTTGTAACTTTAGTTGTGCCTACGTTACCACCAAAGGTTGCATTACCTGAAGTATCAAAACTTAAACGAGAAGCAGAATCAGTAACATCATAAATGTCAAGAGTACCTCCGTCACAGCGTATGTCAAACTCACCTTCAGTATTCTTTAGCTTTAAGTTTGCTGACTCAGCATCATCTGCCTCAACTTTAGCAACGACAGAAGCACCGTCTGTTCCTGTAATGTCAACACCGTAGGAGTTTGTTGCTAAACTTAAATTGTTGTTATAATATAAAGCAACACCCTGTCCATTTAAAGCAGTTAAATAATTAGCTGTATCGTCAACATTTGTAATTTTAACAAAAGTAGACTGTAAAGACAATATATTAGTTATGTCACTTGATGTTTGAATACGACTCTTCTGGAAAGACTCACCTACGACAGGGTCATAATAAATCTTTAACTTATCGCTCGCACCCAAGTTAATCTTAGTGTCATCGGGTAGGTTTATTGCCGCTGATGTTGTTAAACCATCTGTAGTAATAACACCAGTTACATCTAATGCAGTCGCGGGTAATGTATTATTAATACCTACTTTATCCGCAGACACATCGACAAACAACGTGTCAGTATCTACAACTACGTTACCATTAAACGTGGCTGTACCTGTAGTGGTCATAGCACCACTATTCGTAAGAGTGCCTGCTGTTGTAAGGTTTGTCGCAGAACCGCTTGCTGAATTTACCTTAGTACCTATGGCTGTTGCAATGTTGTCAAACTCAACCGTAAAGTCTGCCCCTCTAATAACCTTAGCCGCGTTGCCTGAAGCAAGTTCATCCTTCGCTTTAAAGTTTGTTTGTACTATATAGTTACCCATTAAATTAATCTCCCTAGAAGAGCGTGTACGTCTATTTGTTGTATTGAATAAGGTGCGCCATCAATAGTGGATTCAATGCCGATTGTTACTACAGTCCCGCTACCGCTTGTGTTAATCTTAGGACGTTGAATGTCCGTGCCTACTGTGTATGAAGAAACTATAAAACCTGTATCTAGTTGAGTAGCTTCTGTCCAACTTCCAGTCCAATAATATAGTTTATTGTCCGTTGTATTATAGTATAATTCATCTGTATTAGCCGTTGAAGGTGCGGAGCTAAATTCTCCTAAGTATGTCGCTGTACTGCCGTTAGGAGTAATCTTTGTTGTTGTCGTGTCTCCGTATTGCGCTATGTTAAACTCAGAAGTAGATGAATTAGTCAAACCACTAGTAACTGTTTTCTTGTTAAAATTACCACCATAATCATAACCCCATACCAATGTAGTGTCTGCGGCTACGTTACCAATTACTGTAAGGTTAAACTTTTTAAGAAACTTAAGGTTAGTAGAGTTACCGAAACTTAACGGGTTGCTGTAGTAAATCATTTCATAAGAAGCGTTGTTGTCTTGATAGCCTCCGTATTTAAATATACCGTTTTCTCTACCGAGGTAAATATCACCGTTTTGTAGTAAAGTCATACTTCTAGGCTCGACACCTGACCAAGTAGTTACCCTGTTAGCGCCATCAGGTAAAGCATTTCTCATATCAAAACAATATATAGTGCTACTATCTTGTAATGACAACAAGTAAAACGCTTCGTCTGCACTGTACAAAGATTTAATAGGTTTACTTTCCGACCTAACTAATGTAGTCAACTCAGTACGTATATTGTTACTGATGTCGCGCATGGGCATTGACTTCTCTTGTATAGTACGGCTAAAGCTACGTACTCCTTCTTCAGACAAGAACAAGATGTCAGTACCTGTGTGTTGTACCGAGTCTCTAGCGATACACCCTACGCCTTCTACAGTGTCGTGTAGTGCCATTGTAGCGGGACTTTCAGCACCAGAGTAAATAATAATTGAACGCTTACAAAAGATAATTAAGAATCCATTATGTGCCGCTAAAGCTACAACCTCATCGTGACCTGTAGGGAATACTGTAGTCAAGTTCAAAGAACCTGCTGTACCGCCCGACCACTTATCCCCTTGTAACAAATCACTCCAGTAAACAGTTCTAGTATCCCCTACAACATCAGTTGCCCATAGTCTACCGTATGCGCCTATAACTTCGTTAGCGGCAGGAGCAGAATGACTACTGTGTTCTGCTAATATTAACTCATGGGGGGTGTTTGCGTTTTGTGCGCTAGTGTCATAATGTAATGCCGCGTGACCACGTTGGAAGAAAAAGACATCATTATTAAAAGAAACTATTTTCCAGTTGTTAGCTGATATACTATAACCCGAAGGAAGTGTTACAGGAGTTAAAGTTGTAGTGCCTGTAAATATTTTATTGTTGCCCGCAGAAAATACTATTTTAGTACCATCGTTCTTAACGTACTCGTGTACAGCTTCTATTCCGTTACTAGTGCCTAGCTGTGTAGCCGTACTGGAATCAGTAGATATTTCTATATAACCCTCACGCGCTCCTACACGTCCGTACTCATCAATGATACAGTTACTAGCGGTAGCCGCAAAGGATTGGTCAATGGATACAGGTGAATCCTGACTGTTAATCCCCGCAAATCCTGGGGCTTGTACTGTAATGTTCTGTAATTGTTGTGCCATTAGCAAGGTGTCCATACAGTTTCAGAAGGGAATCTAGCGGCATCAAACGCTACTGCATCTGCTAACGTAGTGT